TACAATTAGGCGCCGTGCAATTAGCGTTTTCATAATGAATAGGAGATTTATATAATGTCAAGTCCAACTGGTTCTTCTCAATGGTTTGCTAATCCAGGCGGTGATTTTTACAATGGTGTTGCTACAACGTCATTAAGGTTTGAGGATGGTGATGATGCTAATTTAAATATAGATTTTGGTAGTGCTGGCAGTAGAGTGCTTTGGACTTTTTCTACATGGTTTAAAAGAGCTAATTTAGTTGATGGTGCTTTATTTGCTGCTTATCAATCTTCTTCTATAAGAGATTGTATAAGGATTCTTAGTAATGTAATTAATTTTCAGTTAGTTGCTGGTGGAAACGCCTACAATGCTAATTCTGCTGCATTACTGCGTGACACAAGTGCTTGGTATCACCTAGTAGTGCAATTTAATTCTGCTGATAGCACAGAAACTAATAGAACAAAAATGTGGATAAATGGAGAAGCTGTAGTTATAGTTGAAGCTGGAGATGGTATTGCAGCACAAAATGTTAGTTCATCCTTTGGCAATGATAAATATCATACAATAGGTGCTAGGAGGAGTAGTGGAACTAATAATGACACAGAGTTTGATGGGTATATGGCAGATACACATTATGTTAATGGTACAGCATTAGACTATACAAGTTTTGCAGAATTTAAAAATGGTGTTCTTATTCCAAAAGCATATAGTGGTTCTTATGGTACAAATGGATTTTATTTAAAGTATGACCAAGTAGGTGTAGGCACAGCATCAGCATCAACAATAGGTGCAGACATTAGTGGCAATACAAATCATCTTACATCTAGTAATTTAGTCGCATCTGATTGTGCTATGCCTGGCAGTCCTGAGAATAACTTTGCTACAGGTCTTGGTGCCGGATTAAGTCCTTCAACTAATGACCAAGCATACGTTTCAGCTACTTGGTCAGAGGGCAATTTAAAAATGACTCCTAGTTCAGCTGCTTGGAATAATGGCCAGTCAACTTTTGGAATGACATCTGGAAAATGGTATGCAGAAGCCAAAGTAGTTAGTATTGGGCCTAGTGGTGTTTATACAAGATTTGGCATGAGATCAAGTCCTACTAGAACTTATGATGAATACTTTTGGGATGCTGGTGGGGCAGGTCAATTAGATGGTGCAACAAGTCCATATAGTGCTAGAGTTGGAACTTATGCAAATGGCAACGTATTACAAATAGCTTTAGATTTAGAAAATAATGCTATTTATTTTGGGAAAAATGGAACATGGGAAAACTCTGCAACAACAAATGAGATTGCTGCAGGAACAGTAACTAATGCTTTTGCTTCTGGAACAACTTTAGTTCCAACAGGAGATGGTCACGCTTATTTCTTTTATTTTAATATGCACGGACACGGAACTGCACCTGTTCATATATGGAATTTTGGACAAGACCCAAGTTTTTCTGGTGAAATTTCAGCAGGAACAGCAACACCAAGTGAAGGAGCAGGGGTGTTCTTATATGCTCCTCCAGATGGCTTTTTAGCTTGCTGTTCAGCTAATTTACCAGAACCAACTATAGGCCCGAACTCTGATACACAAGCAGATGAACATCATAATACAGTTCTTTATACTGGTAATGGTGGTACTCTTTCAGTTGATGGTTTTGGGCATCAACCAGATTGGTTGTGGGTTAAAAGTTTAAGTATTGCTGGTAATCATAGATGGACAGATTCAGCAAGAGGTGTGACTAACAATATAATATCTAATGCTAATGATGCTGAAAAGGGTGGTAGTGATGCAGAAGATATAGATTCATTTGATAGTGATGGTTTTACAGTTACACAAGCAGAATATGATGATTTTAATGATGGGTCTGATTCATACGTTGCTTGGAGTTGGAAAGCAAATGGTGGAACTGCAACAGCAACAATAAGTGAAAGTGGTGACAATCCAGCTGCAGTAGTACAAGCAAATCCAACAGCAGGATTTAGTTTAATAACGTATACTGGAACTGGGGCAGCAGGAACTATAGCTCACGGATTAGGTGCTGTGCCTAGAATGATGATAATTAAAAATCGTGATGTAGCTGATAACTGGGCAATATATCATGGACAAAATACAGCTGCACCAGCAACAGACTATTTAATACTAAACACTACTGCCCTTACTGCCGATTCTGCTAATTGGTGGAATGATACTGCACCAACATCTAGTGTGTTTACAATTGCTACAGACCATTCTGTAAATGCAGATTCAGAGAAATATGTTGCTTATGTATTTGCAGATATTTTTGGTTACTCAAAGATGGGCAAGTATATTGCTAATGGGAACAATGATGGCCCATTTGTATTTACTGGATTTCGCCCTGCTTGGATTATGCTAAAGAACACAAGTAACAATACTAATGGTGGTGAATGGGTTTTGCTGGATGATACAAGATTTGGTGTAGGTACATCACAAAAAATAAATCCTGTACTTTCTGATCTTAAAGCAAACGAAAATGGTGCTGAATTTGACAGCACTTCTTATCCTATTGCAGACTTATTATCAAATGGATTTAAACTTAGAATAGGTGGAGCAAACTCTGGACTTGCAAGGTCTGTGAATAATGCATCTGGAAATGTTTACATATTCATGGCATTTGCCCACTCACCAGTTAAATATGCCAATGCTTTTTAAAAACATTATAAATAGAAGTAAAGAATTAGGAGAACAATAATGCCGTGGAAAACATCAGACGGAACATACCTCAAAGAAGGTAGAAGTTGGACAGATAGTAATGGTGTTAAACATCCATCTAATTGGACAATATGGTCTGAAGATTACAAAACAAATACAAAAAATCTTACATGGGAAGCACCATTAGCGCCATATGATAATTTCTATTATTATGGTTGGAACTCTGATGGAGATGCACTAGTACCAAAACCTCTTGCTGAATTAAAATTAAAAAAGGTAACAGAATCAAAATCTCATTCTGCAACTGCTCTTGTACATACTGATTGGTATGTTGTTCGTAAAACAGAAAAAAATACAGCAATCCCAGCAGAAATAACTGCATATAGAGATGCAGTAAGAGTAAACTATGCATCGCTTAAAACTGCAATAAACAATGCTTCTGATATTGCTGGATTACAAGCAATATATACAACTACTGCTGGTGCATCATCAACTGCAAAAGAAATAGATGCAACATCTTCAAGTGTTGTGAGTACATCTGGAAATACAATCACTAGTAACGGACATGGTTTCGTCAATGATGAGCAAGTTTATTATAGGGTGGGTGTTAACTCTGACAATGAAAATGCAGCAGTTATTGGTGGTCTAGTTAATAATAAAATTTATTATGTAATAGCAACAGCAACCAACACTTTTAAATTATCAGAGAGTCATAGTAACTGTGGAGATGAAGCTGTGGTATCATTAACTGGATTATCTTCAGATGGAGATGCACAAACATTTACTTCACAAGGTAAACCTGGCAAGGGTCAAACCTGGCCAAATAATAGTATGCCTAAGTATGATGGTTCTTAACATAATTCCTTTATTATAAATACTAACAAAGGGGATTATTATGTCATCTCAACAACTTGAGTTGAAATCAGATATTACGAATCTATTTGAAGATTTGGAGTCTATCGCAAAAGAAACTAAAGTTCATGCACCTCATGTTCCTAAGATAGAACAAGCTGATATCACAGAACTTTTTAGTGGACTTAATATTGCACACGAAGAAGCAAAGGTTGAGGTTGAGTTACGATTAACCCTAGAAGAAAAGAATAATTTAGATACCTTTACAAATCTGGTAGATACCTTTAGTGAGATTACTAAACCAGAAGCAACATGGCCAAACGAATGGCCTGAAGAAGAATATCCTAAACCAAAACCAATTGATGAGAGTGTAAAACTACAAGCACTTGAAGAATTGTTTTCTACAATTACAGATATAGAACCAGTAGAACTGGTAAAAGATTCTGAAGATATTAGTATTGATGAGATTAAGGTAGATACGATATCTGAAGAACCTACTTCAGTAGAGAAGACTGCAACTCTGATTGACAAGGTTATTACTAATCTTGACAGTATGGAAGAAAAGACACATATCAAAGAAGAAGTCAACCAAATTGCAACTCTACGAAAAGAATTTGATAACTTCAGATCAATTATTGCACAACAAGTAGCATCATCACATATGTCTGGTGCTGGTGGTGGTGAAGTTAGACTTGAGTTTATGGATGATGTTGACAGAGATACAGCAAAAGTAAATGGTAAGTTTCTTAAATATCAAGCTTCATCTGGTAAATTTATTGGTGCAGACGCTGGAGTAACAGACGAACAATTACAAGATGTAGTTGGTGCAATGATTGGTAGTAATACTGAAAGTGGTATTACAGTTACTTATGATGATACAAATGGTAAGTTAGATTTTGTGATATCAAGTGACGTAGTTCAACTGACATCAACACAAACACTAACAAACAAAACTCTAACAAGTCCTGTCCTAAATACTGGAATAACTGGTACTGCATTTTTAGATGAAGATGATATGGCAAGTAATTCTGCAACAAAGGTCGCATCACAACAATCTATTAAAGCATTTGTTGATGCAGTAGAATCAAGAACAAGAGCATTTGCAATTGCAATTGGTGCTGGACTTTAGTTATTGACTAAATAGTATATAAAGGAAAAAGATATGGCAATACCTAATACAAAAGCAACATTAAAGTCCTACTGTCTTAGGTCATTAGGTTTTGGTGTTATTGACATCAACGTATCAGATGACCAAGTAGATGATAGAATAGATGAAGCATTACAATATTTTTCACATTATTCTTATGATGGTGTTGAGAGAATGTATCTTAAATATCAAATAACTGCTGATGATGTTGCAAGAGCTGCAGGCAATACATCTACAACTGCAACAGATTCTTCTGATAGTTCTATAACTGCAACATTTAAAGAGGGTGGTGGATTTATACCTATGCCTTCTAGTGTTATATCAGTTATGAATATCTTTCCATTTGATAATACTGCAACAAATAATATGTTTGATATTCGTTATCAACTTAGATTAAACGACTTGTATGATTTTAGTTCTACATCAATTGTCCAATACGAGATGACAATGCAACATTTAGATTTCTTATCACACATTCTTATTGGTGAAAAACCTTTGCGTTTTAATGAACATCAAAATCGTTTATACATTGATATGGATTGGGCTAATGATATAAGTATCGGTGAGTTTTTAGTTATTGAATGTTATCGTAAATTAGACCCAGCAACTTTCACAGATATGTTTGATGACATATTCCTAAAGAGATACACAACTGCATTGATTAAAAGACAATGGGGTGCAAACCTTTCTAAGTTTTCTGGTGTTGCAATGTTAGGTGGAGTCACTATGAATGGTGAAACTATATTCTCACAAGCATTAGAAGAAATAAAAGATTTAGAAGATAGAATGTTTTTAAATGAACCACCTATAGATATGTTTAAAGGTTAATTAAATGGCTGTTAATAGTGCATTTCATACGAGTAATCTACACTCTCTTGTAACAGAAAGAAGTCTGTATCAAAACTTAGTTAAGGAAGCGATACAGATTTACGGACATGATGTATATTATGTCAATCGTGAAACTGTTGCACTTGATAATGTTCTCGGAGAAGATGCACTATCCAAATACACAAATGCAGAACCAATTGAAATGTATGTAGAAGATGGTGCTGGTTTTGGTGGTGATAAAGAAATCATATCACAGTTCGGTTTAGAAAATCGTAATGAAATTACATTCGTAGTTTCCAAAGAACGATTTCAAGAGATGGACAGTCAGATTAATTTAGAGGAAGGTGGGGGTTCTATTGCATTAGAATCTGGAACTATAGATCAAACTGGTAACTCATCTAATCTTTCATCATTTACTGGAAACTTTTATATACTACAAGACACGGCTACAACAGATGCAGACAGACCACAAGAGGGAGATTTAGTTTATCACCCTGTCTTTGAAAAGATGTTTGAGATTAACTTTGTAGACCATGACGAACCTTTTTATCAACTGGACAACAACCCAGTATATAAACTAAGATGTAAACAGTTTGAGTATGCTTCAGAAGTTATTGACACAGGTATTGCAACTATTGATGCAATAGAGGGTGAATTATCTACAGATGCAAGACAATTCCAAATTACACTTGAAAATGAAGTCGGTTCTATCCAGTTAGAAAATGCAGCTGATACTGGTATAGCTTCATACATAATTACAGAAGACTACATAGTAGGTGATTATGATACAGATAAGACTTCACAAAATGAATTATTCGACCAACTTGACGATACAGTATTAGATTTTTCTGAATCAAATCCATTTGGTGATGTAGGGAGTGCCACATAATGTTAGGACAACAATTTTACCACGAAACAGTAAGGAATATAATAGTTGCGTTTGGAACTATGTTTAACAATATTCAGATAGTTCGTAAGGACAACTCTGGAGTTATTCAACAATCAATGAAAGTACCACTTGCATATGGGCCTAAACAAAAATGGTTAACTCGTTTAGATGCAGACCCATCACTTGGAAGTGCAGCTGCAATTACTTTACCACGATTAGGTTTTGAGATTGGTTCATTAACATATGACTCCACTCGTAAACTAAATCGTGTACAGAAATTTAAAAAAGTAAAAAGTTCTAGTGCAAATGCAGATAAGTTAGACACACAGTTTATGCCTGTTCCATATAACATGGACATTACTCTATATGCAATGGCAAAGAACTCTGATGATGCGTTGCAGATTGTAGAACAAATACTTCCATACTTTCAACCAGATTACACTTTAACACTTAACGACATGGCAGATATGGGAATCAAAAGAGATGTTCCAATCATTCTGAATAGTGTGGGTTATGAAGATAACTATCAAGGAGACTTTGAAAGTCGTAGAGCTATTATCTATACTTTAGCATTTACTTTAAAGTTTTATCTATATGGCCCTGTTACTTCTTCAAGTGTTATCAAAACTGTACAGGTAGATCAATTTTCAGACTTACCAGCAGTTACACCTACAAGAGAACAGAGATATTCTGTTGCACCAAACCCATCAAGTGCTGATGCAGATGATGATTTTGGATTTAGTGAAACAAGTTCTTTCTTTCAAGATGCAAAGAACTATGATCCAACTAGTGGAACAGATGTAAAAAAAGGTTAAATTATGAAAGACCCATTTTCAGAAATTGATAAAGCACTAGGTGTATTCGATCCTGTAGAAACTGCAATTCAGCAAAAAAATATTGTAGTTCCTAAAAAGATTGATATACCGACTAGTAATGAAGAAGATATAGAGAATGACTATAAGTATCAACGAGAGAACTTTTATGGTCTTGTTGAAAAAGGTTCTCAAGCAATTGAGGGTATTCTAGAACTTGCAAAAGAACAAGAACACCCAAGAGCATACGAGGTTGCTGGAAATCTTATTAAACAAGTAGCAGAGGTAACGGAGAAGT